TTAAGGGATGCGGCGCCACCGCATGAGGCAATTCGCGGTGAGCGCCCCGCTCGAATACGTAGCAACGATGACTTGATAGATCGTCGTGGGGCTACCGAGGCTGATCCGGACCACCGGCGACGCGTAGGTATCGGCCGTGGTGCTGCTCGCGCGCGAATGCGACACGTACGAACCGACAGCACCGAATGTAGCCGACGTCGTTGAAATCCCCACTCCCCCGGACGTTTGCGAAACAGCTCCACCGGTCTGCCAGGCGACGACACCCTGAACGTCATACTCGCCGGCGGCGAGGCTCGCACTTGTGCAATTCGCCGGCGTTCCGCTCGTCACAGACACGCCAGTGCCTGTCGCCGAATTGTACGGACCAATCGAGGCGATCGACGTTTGAACGTATGCCGTTGTCGCAACCTTCGTCGAGTTGTCCCCCGCCGTTGCGGTCGTGGCCGTGGCCGCGCCAAGCGCCGGTGCATTCAGGCTGGTGATATCGGTATTGGCGCCACTTGCCGCAGCGCCGAGCGCGGCGCGTGCCGCCGCCACCGTTGTGGCACCCGTACCGCCATTAGCAATCGGCAGCGGGTCAGCGACAAACGCATAGCTTCCAGCTCCCGAGCGTTTCACGAACCCGATACCCGAGAAACCGGTGATGCTGTCGAGACACGCACCGGTCGCTACGCTGCAACCCGTTCCGCCCTTCGAGACGGGCACAACAGGCAGATCGGACGTTGCGAGCGTGCGGAACGTCGGCGCACCGGACGCAGCGGCGGGGCCTGCGAAAACGGTGCCCGCCGATACCGACGGCCACGTCGGCACCGAAATCCAGTTGATCAGCGTCGACGGAACCATCGTCGCCGCATGTGCGATCGAGGCCAGCGCGAAAAGTGCGCCTATGATGAGCTTCTTCATTGTGCATCCTTCGTCAGATTTGAAATGGTCAGTGCGTCGTAGTCGGCTTCGCACTGCTTGCCGGCGATGCCGCGCTCGTCAGCGATCTTTGCCAGCTCTCCCGCGCGCTCGTCAGCCCGGCCGAACAGGTCGGCAAGCAGATCGAGGGCGTCGCTGGCTGTCGGGCTTCCGGTCGCAGCGGCGGGATGGCGGGCGCGCTCGACGAGCGCGGCGACTTGCTTGCGCAGGCCGTCAGCAGCAGAAGCAGCGGCAGCAGCATCCGCGCGCGCCAGATCACGTTCTTTCGCAGCATGATTCGCGTTCTCCTGTTGCGCCGCTGTGCGGCGTTGGTATTCGTCTCGCTCGGCCTTCAGTTCGCGAATCTGCTTTGCCTGATCGGCGACTGTGGCCGACTGGTCAGCGTCGTGATGGCCCTTGAAGTAGCACCCGGCCGCCGTGATCGCGAGTGCGATGATGAAGGCGAGCCAAACGCGCGGGTCGAGGATCGTCATGCGCCGCTCCGCATCATCGCGGCGAGCCGCGTCGCGCGCGCGCCCACCTGTCGCGCCCACAGGCTGTTGAGCATGCCGTCGGCGGCCGCGGCGTAGTCCCCGCGCTTGATCGCGGCCAGCGTGTTGACGAACGTCAGGAGCTTGCCCTGCATGTTGAACGCCATGTTCATCATTACGCGCTGGCGTACGGGATCCAGCGATCGCCACCACGGCAGATTGCGATCGAGCCACGCCTCGGTTTCAGCGACGTCGTTCTGGTACATCAGGTCGATCTCGTTGTCGCGAAAACCCTTGTCGGTGAGATTGCGACCAATGCCGCCAGATACCTTGCCGACCGTGTCGACGTAGATGCGGTTGCGACGCCCTTCATCGAGTGTCAGCTCGGCTTGCAGCTTCGCCGCGTCATAGCCAGCCATGCCGTCCTCCCTTCTTGTGCCAGTAGAAAACGCGCGCGACGATCCATACGCACACGATCGCGAGACCGACCAGCATCAGCGTCTCAGGCATGTCGATCGCAGCGCTCATGCGCATCGGCTTGAACATGTTCACGGCCGACGCGATGCCGATGATAGAGAACCCGAGCGTCCCCCACCAGCCCGTGACGAACACGTTCGTCACAGCGATCCACATGCAGAACAGCAACACCACGAGATTCGCGACAAAGAAGATCGTGACCATCATTGCCCCCCAAGGAAGCGACGTTTCAGGGCCCCGATGATGTCGGCTGTGTTGATTTCCTTGAACAGCTCTTTTGTGATTGCCAGCCCGAACAGGCCGACGAGAAAGCCGATCGCCTGCTGCGCGCCGCTGTCGCTGATCGAGAACCACACGACGATCAGCGGGCCGCCGTAATACGCGACCGCGGCGCCGGACAGGAACGAGACGACCTTCTGTTTGCGCGTCAGTCCTTCGCCGATAAAGCCGAGGGCGATCAGCGATCCGATCGCACCGGGCAGCAGTTTCCATAGAAGGGCGCCGACGGCCGCTGTGCTGGTTGTTGGTTCAGCCATATCGATCCTGTTTACGAAAGGGCAACGGTCTTCCAGTCCACGCCGGCGGCATTCCCACTTCCCGTCGTAACGCGAAGCCAGCCATAGGCGGCAACCCCAACCGGATTGGTGTTGCGCACGAACGTTCCAGCAATCCAATACCCTGCGCTCGGCATGCCTGCAGATTCGTTCGCGAAGTTCGACATGTTCATCGGGGTTTGGTAGTTCGACTGCGTCGGGTCGCTGTAGAACGTGTCAACGAAAAAGCGCGCCCCGGGAACCGGGACATTTCCTACGCCCTTATTCGATGTGCTGAAATTGGCGGCGGACGGTTGACACCGAACGACGTTTCCCACACCAACCCACTGCGCCGAATAGCCACCATGTACCGGAGCGCTGCAGTTCGAGAACACGTTACCGGCGAAGTAGATTCCCGTTACTCCGTCTCCCGAAATGCCGTACGGGCCTGAATCCGTCTGCCACGATCCGGCCGGCCCGCGCGCAGCGGCAACGCAGTACGGGTCGAGATTGAACTCGTTGTGCGAAACGGAAAGTTGTACGTTGCGAAGACTGCCCGGGCTGTCCACCCGGACCCCGCCGTAGATGCAGTCATAGAAAATGTTGTCGTGGATCCTCGACGATAGGCTCGAAAAATTGCGACTCGGTGCGTCGAGCAGAACTCCATAACCGGTGCCGGACACCGTGTTGTCGTGCACGTTATACGCGCGCGCATCCGACTGCAGAACGATACCGGCATATGGGCGCATGTCGCTGTCCGTTACCGGCGGGTCGATGAAACCCGTGACGCTAAACGTCTTGCCAAACCCCCACGTCGAATACGTGCCGACCGCGGGGAGCGTTCGCTGAATGTGGTTGTTGTGAACGCTGATACCGAACATCGCCGGGAACGTGGCGTCCGTGCCGAACGAGTCGCGAAATGCATACGGCGCAAGAAAGTTCTGCGTGCCGGCCGCATTTTCCATCGGCGCTGGGTTTCCCTTCGGCGCCCCGAACACCCCACCGTAATTGATCCCGATGCAAGCAAACTGAGCGTTCGGTAGATTCGCCGGCCGAACGAGAGAATCGAAAATCTGATTGTTGTGCACGCTGATGGCGAACATCGGGTTGCCGCCTTCGAGCGAATCCGAATCAATCGCGATGATGGTTTGCTTCACACGACGCAACACGTTGTTCGACACGGTGGTGGAGCGCGCACCGAGAATGTGAATGCCGCACGTGTCTTCGAGCGAATTGCCGTCGACTACAATGCCTTCGCGGACCTTGCCGGAACCAGTGAAGTAGTAGGCATGATGCAACGCGATCGCATCGTCGTCGCCGTGCCGAAACGTATTATTCACGACGAAGCAATTGAACGACGACCGGAACCGGCACATGTCGCGCATACACGTGTCGAACTCGTTGTTCTGCACCTGCGCGGAAAGAATCCCTTCGTTCGCCATAGCCATCCACGAGCGGTTGTAAAACCGGCAGTGGTGAATGTAGATCGAACGATAGAAGTTCAGCGCCAATGCAGCGCCGCCCTGCTCGACATAACCGTTCTCGGCCAGCGTTCCCCTGAACTGGAGATGTGAGAACTCGAGCGAGCCTTTCAGTACGGTATCCGACGTGTGGCAAAACAGGTGCTTTCGCTGATCGAAATCCCCACCCGTATATGTTCCCTCTTCGCCGATCAGAATCGAACTATCCATACCATCGCCGATAAAGGCGAGGTTTCCATACCCAGGATCCAACGATGGGGATGTGGCCGCAAACCGATAGACGCCGGCGGGGAAGTAGATACGCTGCCGCCCACCGATCGCGAGAGCGGCGTCGATCGCTTTCTGCACAGCCGCAGTGCAGTCACTCACGCCGTCAGTCGGACACCCGAAATTGAGAACCGAAATTGCGCCGTTGACCGGTACTACCTGATACACCGTGCCGATGTAATACGCCGTGATCGTCTGCACACCATCCGGGATTGGCGCGTCGAAAACGAGCCGTTCTCCATCGCCAATCGAGTACGACGAGGGCTGCTGAAATGCACCGTCCATGAAAACGAACTTCACTGACTTGACCAAGTCGGGCTGTTTCAGCTGAACGCTCAAATCGCCAGCGTGAAAATCCGTTCCGACAACCCACGTATCGGCCAGCATCGTGTCAGGCGCCGGCAATTGAGTGTCGCTAACGCGTACGCTGCCGTCCGAAGCGAACATCATCACGCGGTTCGCTCGCTCGTTGGCACGCGGCAACACCGAGTTGGCAAAGTCGCCGATGGGGAATTTGATCGAGTTGGCGACATCGACCTCTTGCTGCTGTACGAGCATCGTGAGCTTGTCGAGTGCTCGCTCGGTCGCTTTCGCAGGAAAGGGGTCGTTCTGCTGATACTGCGTTTCTTGCGTGGCCGGGATAACGCGGTCGACAATTATGGTGTCCGTACTCGATGGCGCGGTAGCGAGGCGCAAGGCACCGCCCATGACATTGCCGGCGCCCGTAACGGAAAAATCAGAATCGAGAAACAACTCAGTCACGGACCCATCGACGTGCAGGATCGAGACTTTGATGTGAGAATTATCGAGAAAATAGAAATCGATCGGAAAGTCGACCGACAACCCATTGCCCTTGTAGGTGTCGCGTGCTTTCGTAGTAGATACGGTCATGGCGCAGCCCTTGAATAGACTGCGCCATCCTGCTCTGGATCACCCGCAGAATCGTGCGTTATTGCCCCCGGAGCGCCACCTCGAGGTCCGGTGCGCGCTGCGGCGCGCCCGTGCCGGGTGACCAGAAGTATTCGTTGTGGTACTGCGTGCGCGACCGGTTCATGTTCCGCTGCGTGACGCCCGGCGACAGGTTCTCGGCGAGGTTGTCCCATATCAGGCGGTTCCACACCGTCTTCCAGAACCAGAGGTTCACGAGCGGCGTGTTCGACTGCGCGATCTTGAGCAGGTCGGCGCCGACGTGCGTGTCTTTACCCTGTGCCGCGTCCTGCACGTTCGACGAGATCGCGCGCAGCGGTTGGAACAGCGTCGACAGCAGCGGCCCGCCGACCGCGCTCCCGAGCAGCGAGCCGTAGTCAGCCGACTCGAACGCCGCGACGAGCATGTCACCCGCGAAACCGGCGCCGCCGCCGACCGAGAACGCCCGGGTCCAGAAACCGCCCGCGTGCTTCACGTCGTCGAACATCGGTTCCGGATCTTTGCCAGCGAGCAGGTTCTTCGCCTGCGTCGAGATCGCGCCGATCAGCGTCGTGCTCACGACGAGCGCCGCAGCGTAAGCCATCGGGTTCGCGAGAGGGATACCAAAAGCGCGCGGCGCGCCTTCAACAAGATAATCGCCCGAACGCCGCATGTTCCCTATGCGCCCCCAGTGCCGCGAGATCATCGCCATCGGGAACGATTTGAACTGCATGAACGACTTTTTCAGCTCGCCCGTAACCGTGCCCGGCGTGGCCGAGGCGATCACCTTCGTGCGCAGGTCCGGGTTCAGCACGGCGAATTCCCCTTCTTCGCGGATCATACCGAGCAGCTTCGGCACGACGTCGGCCGCACGTGCATCGCCAGTTGCGTACAGCGCGTCCGGTGTCAGGTATTCAGCGCCGTCGTATCTGCCCGGCGTTGCCTTATTCACGACCGCCCAATCGTCCGCCGTGATCCCGGCGCGCGTAAGTGCGCGGCGGTCCCATTCGGTCAGGCTGTTCCAGTCGGTGCGGCCGATGCCGGCGAGCCCGCGCATCATGTGTGATTGAAACGCCGTGCGCAGCGCGTCGGTCCAGCCGGTGACGCCGCCGAACTTCATCGTCGCGGCAGACAGGTTGCGGGCCCACGTCGTCGCGAGGTTATCCGTGCCCCATCGGTTCAAGCCGTGCTCGAGCGATTCCGCGATCAGCCCCTGCGCCGACAGCCACGAGCGAAACTCGCTCGAGCCGGGCGCCATCAGCCGCGCGGCTGTGCCGAGCGTCTTGAAGAACGGCACTTTGTTGTAGCCCGCCGTGACGAACATCGTGCCAACGTCGCCGAGCGCCGCGAGGATCGTGCCCTGCAGCTTCACGGCGCTGACCGTCGTGCGCAGCGTCTCCATCTTGCGTGCGAGCGCCGGATTCACCGGTGTGTTCGTTGCGCCCGTGACGTAATTCCAGTACGCCCCGACCGACGTCATGCCGCCTTCAAGCGTGCGCATTTCCGTGCCGTCGTGCACGGCCGTCAGCTGCATCTGCGTCTTCATGTTGCGCGTCGGGTTCGGGCCGTAGCGCTCGACGAGCGCGATATTCTTCGCCATCCCACCGACGTGGTCGATCAGGGCGTTCAGCAGCGATCCCTCGCCATACTGGCGGTTGTACTGGATGTGTGCGTCAGCGTCGCGGAAGTGCAGCACGCGATGCGCGGACCCGGCGTTCGCGCGCGCGGCGCTGCCGGTCGTTTCGCCCGGCACGATTTTGTTGATGCCACCGTACGCGATCGTATCCCACACGCCCTGCTTGCGCGGCGCAATGTTGCCGCGCGCGGCCGCGTTCGCGCGCTCCCACGGCTCGCGGTCCTCGCCGACGAGCATCTTGCGCAGGTCCACGTCGTTCAGCGGATTCCCGGCGTCGTCGAGGTACTGCGAACGGTCGAGCAGCGGCATAACGGCGTCAGCCCACGCGTGCCGCGCGGCATCCGATCCGTTGCCGAGCACCTTGCTCTGCGAATGTCGGATCGGCACGTAGCCGTAGTCGAGCTCACCAACGTTGCCGCCGGCGCGGTTGAAGCGCTCGCGCATCGCCGCGGTCGTCTTGCTGATCTGCTCGGCGGCTGCCTTCGCGACCTCGTTGCCGGTCGAGCCGTCCGCGCCACGGTATACCTCGCGGATGATGTCGCGCTCCATCGCCGGGTTGTCGACGTCGAACGCCCGCGCGAGGAAATTCTGCCCGGCCTTCATGGCTTCGATCGCGCCCATCGTTTGCCGCATGTAGTCGGACTTGATCGCGCCGGCCAGCACGTATGTCTGCTCGATGTCGTGCTTCACGATCGTCTCGCGTGCGCGTTTGCGGTGAGCGTTTTCGGGATCCGCGTACAGCGCTTCCTGAATCCGGTCAGTCGTCTCGATCTGCTTCGCGATCTGCAGCTGCTTGCGCATACGGTCGAGCTCTGCCTCGTGCACGAGCTGCTGGCGCGCCCACTCGGCGCCGGCCGCGACGCGATCAGCCTGTGACATCGCCGACCACGCGAGCGGATCCTGCCGCGCTTTCGCGCGCATGCCCGCGCGCACGCGGTTCTCGATTCCGTCGATCTCGGCCTGAGTGAGTTTGCGGCCGGCGGCCGCCTCGACCGCATTGACGCACTTCTGGTGCATTTAGCCCCCCAGGCTGATGAAGCAGTTCGCGGCGACTTCGAACAGGCCAGCGTCCTGCGTGTTCATGGTGTGCTCGTCGTCGATCTGCTGCAGCAGCTCAGCAACGGTGCCCGTGCGCTCGCCGGTCGGCGTGTCGATCGTGACCTGCATATCCGGCCGCAGCGCCGCCGCTTCGCGTAGGTTCGCGTCGATCGCGCGCGCACTCGGTGCGCCGGCGGCTGGCGCCGTCGTTGCGACCGGCAGCGCGCCGGCGGAAATCGTATCGGCCGCCTGCAACACCGGTTCCTGCGGCTCGCGATACGCGACCGGCTCGCGCCGCGTCTGCGCGCGCACCACGTCCTCGACGAAGCGCGACAGCGGCGTGCGGCGCGTGGCCGGCGCGTCGATGCCAGCGCGCGCGCTGCGCAGATCCGTCAACTGCGCGTCGAGTGCGCCGAGCTGCTGGTACGCCTGCTGCGCGCGGGCGTTTTCTTCGATCGCGCCGCGCAGCCGTTGAACCTGCGCCTCATGATCGGCCAGCGCCGCATCGATCTGCTTCTGCGCCTTCGCGGCCGCGGCCTTGTACTTCATGCCTTGGTCCTGCAACTGACGGGTCAGCTCTTTCACACCAGCCGGTGAATCGTCGGGCCGCGCGGCGATGAGCTGGCCGAGTTCGGCGCGCATCTGCGATACGGTGCCCTGATCCGCGAGGGCGGCCGCCTGCTGCGCAACATCGGTGCGCTGCGCTTCCGTCTCGGCGATCAGCGAATCGAGCGCGGTCGCGCGCGCCGAGTCGTCGCCGGTCACGAACCGCGCAACGTCCGGGAACTGGCCGGCGTCCATCTGCCGCGCGGCGAGTTCGAACGCGTCTTGATGCGCGGCCATCGCGGCGACGTCGTCCGGCGTGCCGAACACATACGCGTCGTCGACGACCCGCTGTCCGCGCGCGAGCAGCGCCGCATCGACCTGTTCTGGCGTCACGCGGAACGTCGCCGAATCGATGCCGCGCGTCGCGAGATAGTTGTTCACACGGTCGAGATATGCCGCCGCCTCGGCGGCAGGCGGCCGCTCGCCGCGCAGCACCGCTGCCGCCTGCCGGGGGCCACCGATGTAGTCGGCGATCATTGCCTGCAGGTTGCCGCCGTACTGCTTCTGCGTGTCGGCCAGGTACTTCGCCATGCCGTCGAGCGCCTGCACCGGATCTGTCGGATCGGTCACACCGTACTTGCGTAGGTTCTCGGGCATCATCTGAGAGACGCCAGCCGCGCCTTTCGGCGACACCTGATTCGAATTCGACTTCTCGCCGGCGTTCTTCAGCGCGAGCATCAACTCGGGCGGCACGCCAGCCGACTGCGCCGCCTGCACGGCGTATGCGTCGAGTTCCGGCGCGTTGTACGGCAGCGCGCGGCGCGCATCGAGCGCAAGCGACTGCAGTGGTGTTGGCGGTGCGGCCGCGGTCTGGCGCGCGGCGCGCGCTGTCGCCGCCGTGTGTGCGCCCGCGAACACGCCGGCCATGAGTGTCGACGCGGCAATGTTCACCGGATCGAGCGGATCGATCTGGTCGGCAAGGTGGTCGTAATCGGCGTTACGCAGGATCGCTTTCTCGATCGATGCCTGCGCGATCGCGGCGCCCGGCCCGCCGGCCGCAACAAGTCCGACCGTGCGCGGCAGCGTCGAGCCGGCGACCGGCAGCACGGCGCCCGCGGCCGTGAGCGCGCCCTCGACCGCGCCGACCGCCGTCCGCGTGCCGACGTCGACGCCCTGCCGCTTCAGGTCTTCGGCGCGCGACATGCCGATCGACGTGCCACCGACGGCCGCGCCGGCGAGCGGACCGCCAAGCACAGCGGCCGGTACGATCTGCGTGAGGCCCGACATCACACCCTGCACTGTCTGATCGATCACGGTCGTGCGCGTCGGGTCCGGCTTGAAGGTGTCGGCCAGATCGTACGCACGCGTGCCGAGCGTCGATTCGAACAGGTGACCGGAGCGCTGCTTCGCGATCGCCGCGTTGACCTGTTTGTCGGCGTCGGCCTGCGCCTGCGGGTTCAGCGTGAGCGTGTCCGGATCGACATAGATCTGGCTCAGGCCGGCGGCAAGGTCCGATGCCGCGCCGAACAGCGAAACACCGCCTTGCCCAACGCCGCGCCCGACTGCGCGCGCGATTGACGTAATCGACGTCGACGGGTAGGTCGGCGGTTCCGGCACGTCGATCTGGTTCTGCCCGAGCAGAAAACTGGCGGTCTGGTCGGCGTACAGCGAATCGACCGGCATTACATACCTCCCGGGAACGGCATTGCCGTCGGTTGTGCAGTGGCAGCGGGCGCGGCGCTGGCCGGCATATTCTTTGCCGGGAGCGTCAAGTGCACGGTGATAGGCGCACCAGTCTTGTCCGTGACGAACTTCGATCCGGTCGACACCGCATACGTGCCGCGCACGCCGACACGCACAAGGCGGTAGCTCGCGAACTGCTTCACGAAATCTGCGACCGGGATCTCGTGTCCATTCGCGACTACTGTGTCGACACCCGGGTTCTCGATGTTCGCGGCCGTCACCGACTTCACGGCGCTCTGAAAATCTTCCTCGCGCCAGCCGTACGGCATCGCGACGATGTTCGGCTTCCCGTTGATCTGCAGGCCACCTGTCGTCGAGATGCCGCCTGTCGCACCGCTGATCGCGTTCTGCACGTCGGTGCTGCTCGGCTGCGTGCGGCCGCCACGCGCTGCGCTGCCCGCGGCGATGAAGTACGCGGCTTCCTTCGCGTCTTCGGCCTGTTCGGGCGGCAGCGAATCACCGATCGCGTTCGCGATCGCTGCGCGCATGCCAGTGCCGGCGACGTCGTCGATCTTGACGGTCTTGTCCTTCAGCGCCTGCGCACCCGCGAGGATGAATGTGCTGAGCGGCGCGCCGCTCGTCGTCATCAGCGGCCGGCCGCCGGCATCCGCGGCGCCGGCCTTAAGCGCGAGTGCCATTGCCGGGCTCTTTTCCTTCCACTGAGCCGCGAGATCCGCGATGCGGCCGGCATTGCCGAACGCCTGCCCGATCTGGTTCAGCGCCTGCGCCTTCGTGTCGATCGGCAATGCGTCGACGGCGGTAAGCACTGTCTGCGCCTCGTCGGGGGTCAGCAGCGACACGCGGCGGCCAGCGGCCTGCTCGACGGCGCCGGCCGCCTGCGCGCGCGACGCGAGCGACGTGACGAGGCCCGGCACGCTCGACGTGTCGACCTGCGGCACGCCCTGCAGCACACCGCGGTCGAGCGCCGCATTCCACGGGTCGGCCTTGTACGCCGCGACGCTGGCAGTGTGGATCTGCTCGAGCTGCTTCACGGTCGCGGCCTGATCAGGGTCCGTGCCGCGCGTCGCCGCTTCGGCCTGGTACTGCTGCAGCGTCGCGGCCTGCTGCGCGAGCGACGCGCTCGCGAACCCGGCGCGCTGGCTCGCCATGCCGATCAGCTCGCGCACGGCGCCTGCGACGCTCGTGCCTTGCGTCGACGTGAGCAGCTGATTCGTGAATTCCGGGCTCAGCTGCTTGCCTTCATTCACGAGCGTCAGGGCCTGATTGTGCAGGTCGACAGCCGCGTTCTCGCGCTGCAACGCCTCGCGCTCCGCGGCGTTCTGCTGCTGCGCGACGAGCGTGCGGGCGTGGGCCTGCAGCGCGATGAGCTTCGCCGGCGGAAGATCACCGACCCACTCGTAACCGGCCGGCAGCGGCTGGTCAGGCTTCTGCGTCATGACGCCGAGCGCTGCAGCCGGGTCGTTCGACACCATGCGCATGCCAGCTGCCGTCGATGCGACATCCTTGAAATTCTCGACGAGCTTGGCCTTCGTCTGCGGATCGATCTGCGCCGCGTCGATCAGCGCGAGCTGCGACGCGCGAGTGGCCCCGTACAGGTTCGGATCCATCGCGATCGCGCGCGCGGCCGCGTCATTGCCTTGCTGGTACTGGCTGACGTTGTACGACCGATGCTGCTCGGCCTGCCACGTAATCGCCTGACCGGCCAGAGATGTGCGCAGGTCGTTGAGCTGCAGCGTGTAGAAGCGCTTCGCCGGGCCGTCCGCCATCTGCTGCAACTGCTGCTGCGCATAGTCGTCGAACCCCTTAATGAAGTTCGGCGTGAAGTCAGGCGCGCCCGGCGCGGCGTTGTCCTTCGCCGTTTGCATGTTCTGCAGCCACGTCACCCGGTCGTTCCCGAGCTGGCGCGCGACGGCGGCCTGCTCGTCCTGCATCTGCTGTTTGCGCAGCACATCGCCAACCGCGGCCGCGCCGGCGCCAGCGGCTTCCAAGCCGCGGCCGATACCGCTCATGTCCGGCGTGCCAAGCGGCATGCGCGCCATCGGCACGTCAAGGCCCGGTGTGATCTGCTGCTCGTAGACGGGAATTTTGATTCCAGGCATATCAGTCCTATCGCATCGAGAAGCCGTACGTGTTCGAGCCGACGCCCCACGACGACCCGCCTGTCATCGACGACATGCTACCCATTGACGACAGACCGCCGAACGCGCTCGTGCTCGCTCCGGACGCCCCGCCCATCGAACCGCCGTAGCTGCTGTACGAGCTGAGTGCTTGACCGGCCAAGCTCAGATAGGCGCCGATCTTCGCCCCTCGAGCGGCCTTCCGCGCGGCATCCGCCTGGTACTGGTCGATCGCGGCCTGCTGCTCGTATTGGCTGCCTTGCAGGATGCCTTGATACCGCGTCTGCAAAGCGTCCAGCTCCGCATTGCGCACGCTCTGCAGCTGCGTATCAAGCGCCGAACCTGCGTTCGGATTGAACCCGGATTCGGCCACGGCAGCGCGCTGCGCGCCCAGTTGCTGGGCAGAGCGATCGCGCACCGCCTGCTCGCGCTGCACGCCCAGCGTATACGCGGTCGCGGCTTGGTTCCGCGAAACGTCGGCGTTGTATTGCGCGGCATTGGCCGCGGCCTCTTGCTGCCCGGCCTGCGCCAATCCGGACGACAACTTGCCGGCGCCTTGGAGCACCGCGCCGGCGACAGCGGCGAACATAGCCATTACTTCACCCTCGCAAAAAGAATCACATCCCGCCCGTCGACGGTGAACTTACGACGGACACCCTCGTTCACGAAGCCGAGATGCTCGGCCCACGCGATGCCGGCCTCGTGCGACGCGTCGACGTCCATTTCGATGCGGCGCCACGGCGCGTCGTCGAGCACCGCGCGCACCATCCGATGCGCGGGCCGGAAGCGCCTCAGGAGCGCCGACGAGATCAGCGTCCACGCCTGCGCGCGGTTTTCCCATATTTCGACGATCCCGCCGCAACCCAGCGTCACGCCGTTCTCCACGATCGCCCAGCCCACCGACGAGATCGAGCAAAGGTGCTCTGCATACTCACGCGTCAGCACGCCCGCCGTGCGGGCCTGCGCAGGCTGCAGGTCGACCGACAGGATGTGCTCCGGCGTCAGGCGCTCAGCGATCATCTTGCGTATCCAGAATCGGGAAGAAGCCGAGCAGCGTCACGGGCAATGGCTGGTCGTTCTGATAGCAGATCCACGACTGCCCTTCGTAGCCACTGCGCCAGTCCGACTCCATGTCGCCATCGAAAAGCGGCACCGCGCGGTCCATCGAATTCGATGGTCTACGAAAATTCAATGGCTCGAGATCGTCGGCGTCGAACGTCGGGCCGACGGCACCGCCGAGGCTCCGCGACAAGCGCGTCACGACGTTCGCCACGCGCTTTGTCTTTCCTTGCGCTGTCCCGTTTGCGGCGCCTGCGTTCAGCTGCATGGTCTGGATACGGCATTTCGTCGGAACTCCGATATGCACGACTGACGCGGGCCATTCGAGCGCGATCGATCCCGCTGCAACCGTGCGAGATGGGTGCACCGCGCCATCCGTCAGCACGGCGACCAACTGCCCTTCGAGGTGATCGAGTCCGGAAATCGCGGTCGTCGGTGGGCCGTTGTATGTGATTCCGGAATCCACGTAGAAAGCGGACGACTGCGGTTCGTCGTCCTGCAGCGCAGGATTCAAGTATTCGACGTAACGTACGGTCTGCCCGTTTATCTGCCGGCGCACGATGAGCCATAGGTCGTCGGATGCGCCGTCGGGGGCCGGCATCGATGCGACGCATTCAACGAAGCCGTTTGCGTCGGGGTGGCGATGCCAGCCGTAGACATCGCTGCGGCCGGCTTCTTCGTCATACGTGCAGCCGATCAGCTGACCATCGGCGCGCGCGGCCCACACGATGGAGTGCGGCTCCTGCTGAAAGCAAAGGGACATGATCCCGTTGTTCGTGCCGCTGCGGCCGCGCGTGATGTGATCGGCCAGCTTGGTGACGTCTGTCGAAACGAAGTTGTCGGACGAAAAGTCGTATTTGAAGTCGCGCAGCTTCCGGCCGGCCTTCTGCACGAACATGATCGTGCCGCCGACCTGTACCGGCTGGATACGCTTCGAGCCATACGACGTGCGTCGCGCGGCGTTCAGGTTCGTTGCGCTCACGGGTTGTGATGCGTTCGCGGGCCCGATTACCCACTCGTCGCCGGTCATGCCGATGATCAGGCTGTCGGATTCGACCATCCACGCAAGCTTATTGAGCTGGCGTGCATTGAGCTGCTGCACGATGGCAGAATCGTCCGTCTGCTGGTCGGCATCCTTCGATGCGAAATTCTCGAAGTCCGCCGACACGCTGCCGACGAGCCAACGGTCACGCATCATCCACAGGCGATTGCGCCAGAACGTTCCCATCTGCGGGTAGCCGTCTGCCGCGTTGAAAAGCGCGTGCGCCCATTTGTACGTTCCGGTATCAACGATCGACTGCGGGATAATGCACGGATCGGTCGGATTGTTTGTGGTCACCGTGCCGGTCGCATGTTGGCTGTCCGACACGGACGTGATCAATACCGTCGCATAGCCGGAATGCTGGTATTCCCACTCGATACCGATCGTCCCGTAGTTGTCGTTCGCGAGATCCGTCAAATCGCCGTCGTATCGACGCCCGCGGGTATGCGTAGGCGTCTCACTCCCCGTCACCTGCGGCGCCGTAGGGCCGATAGCCGTGCTGACGTATGTACGATCGCCGACTCGCCGCACCAGCCCCGTTTCGAGAATTGTGCCGTGCACCGACCATGGAAGCACCGACGTATTGTCGTTCTGCTCGAGATAGAACAACGCCCCAACGTCGGCTTGCGAGAACACCGGCGCGGTCGCGGTCAGCGTAACAGCCCCGGTCTGCCCCGATGCCTTGACCGTCACCCCTTCATCGCTGTTGATGGTCTGGAATGGCCCAGATACGAACGTGACCTGCTGCAGCGAGAACGTGGTCGCGCTCGTGCGCAAAAGTTTCTGCGGCGGATAGGCGCCATGGAACAGGTACATCGTGTCGGCGCTCTGCGTCGCGCGAATGGCGAATGTACCGTCCTCCGTCACGAGATCGGCAAGCGCGTACGGCGTAGCGATTTCCACTGGGCCGCCTGCGTTCACCAGCTGACCGCGGTCGACGTAGAACCGGATGTAGTGGTCGCCAAACTCGAGCATGTAGGCGATCCCATCCGACACGATGAACGGGAGCAACCACGCCTGTTTGCTGGAGTCTTTCACTGCGGCTACGAAGCGCTTGCCACCGCGGCGCACTGCCGGACCTTGCACCGTCGCGATGAAGTTCTCCATCACCTTGCACCCGTTCGGGTACTTGGCGATGTCGACGCGCGCACCGAGCAACGGCGAAAGTTCGCCGGCGTCGAACGATACCTGTTGTGCTGCTGCCTTCGGCATGCGCGCTCCTACTGGCGGACGATCGGAGTTTCGGCGAGATACGGCACACCGTTGCGCGATTCAAGCCACGTGTCGTCACCGATCGGCTGCGATGGGCGCTCGATCGCGTTGACGCGGATCGCCTGCGCGATCGCGCGATCGTGCTCGGCCCATGCGGCTTGGCGCTTCGTCGAGCTCTGCGTCAGCGTCTCGCACGCTTCGGCCGCCAGCCGGCAGGCGAACACCTCGCGAAACAGCGGGTCCATCACGTTCGGATCGGTGATCCGCTTCGTGTAGCGGACGTACAGCGGGGCCGGCAAGTCCGTCAGGATGTTTCCGTTCTCGATGCTGAACAGCCCCCGCGTGTCAGTGCGCGGGTAGATGAGGAACTGACCGACCTGAAGAAGGCGCAGGAAGTCGGCCGGCAGCCGATACTGATAGCCGAACCCGAACAAAGGCGCGTCGGCAAGCGCCGCGAGCTGAGCGCGCGTCTTCGCGAACGACCAGACGTGCTCGCGCAGGCACGCGTCGAGCACGTCGTCGTACATCGAATTGAGCACGGCCGCAGCCTTCGAATCCTCGTCGAGCGAAGTGATGCGCTTGTCGCCGAGCTTCGTCAGCGCGCGGTTGCAGATGCCGACTTGCGACGCCATACGTCAGTCCGTTATTGCAGATCGTCGCCGGCCTGCTCGTCGGACGAACCGGAACCACTCTTCGGATCCGTGCTCGACGTGCTGTCGGCGCGACCACGGGCTTTTGGGCCCGTCGGCGCCTCGTCGGCCGGCACAAACCACGATGCCTTTTCGCCCTTTTCGACTTCGAATACTTCGCCCACGCGCTTGCGCGCGCCACGGTAGAAGCCCGTTTGAATCGCCTTGACCTTCGGCATGTCTTACCTCGTTGTGTACGTTGAACGGGCGACGGTTGCCGCCCATCGTTCAGGCAGCGTCGCTTATGCGATGCCGTCCGGGTACGCCTGCCACGATGCCGGCTCCTGATCGGTCAGGAACGCGTTCAGCGTGACGCTCGGGGTCGTACCGCCAAGGGTATAGTTCAGGCGCAGGTAGCGCTCGTTGGCGAACGGCATGCCGATGACGAAGCGCGCACCGGCCGTCATCGCCGCAGCCGCCGGCGCGACCGTGGCGATCGTTGTCGGCGAGCTGAAAGCAGCGTTGTCGTCGGTTTGCAGCTCGATCGAATACGTTTCGTCGCCGGTCGTGTTGTCCGCAGCGACCTGCACTGCGATGACGACCCACAGCGGCTGACCGGGACCGATGTCACGATCGCTGCCGAGATCGAGAGCGTTCGTCGATGCGCCAGACGCCGTGAGCGCCTGCGCACGCGAGAATTCGAGAAGCGAGTCGATGTACATTGCGATGTCCTTTCGAATGGGTTCGGAGAGGTGGAACGGCGCCGAAGCGCCGCCCCGCCGCGTTAGACGACGCGCGATTCCGTGTTCAGGAGCGCGTCGGTACGCTGCACCGGAATGCCGTCGAAGGTCATCACGCGCTGCCCCGCGACGGTTTCCCACGTGAGGTTGTTCGCGATCTTGTCGACGATGCCGAGGCGCAGCTTCTCGCGCAGGTTCCGGTTCATGTACCAGACCGCGCGTCCCATGCCGAGCTGCGGGATGCGTTCTGCGGCCATGATCATGTAGCGGATGAGCGCCTGCGCATTTGCCGACGTCGCGAGATCGGAGACGTCGATGTTCGCGACGCGCGCTACGTAACGCCAGTCACGCAGCGTGAGGCCGATATCCCACTTGTAATGCGTGCGGTAGCCTTCCATCCGGCCGCCTTGACCGTCCACGTTTTCGATCGTCACTTGGCCCTTGTCCTCGATCGAAAGGCCTGCCTTCGAGCCCTTCGGGTAGATCGAATGGCAGGTATTCGGCCCCCACACGACCAGCCAAGCCGACGTGTTGTCCGACCCGGTTCCGCCGGCGTCGATGATGTTGTCCTTGTTCTCGGCGGTCAGCGAGTTGTAGCGCGGCGACAGGCCGGGGAACTCGGCCGGCGCACTGCCATCGTTGCCGTAGAACAGCGTCTGCGCGACCTCTTGGTTCATGCCCTCGATCTGCGCACGGTCCTCCGACAGGCGAAACGCTGCGGTGTTGCCGTTCAGATCGGCGAGAGCCTTGTCGACTTCGGCGTACGCTTCGAGCATGCCGCAGTTGTCCGTGACCTGCGCGGTCGTGCTCTTGTTCGGCTGAACGCCGCCGTACAGCTTGCGCCACGTCGGGACGGGCAGTCCGGTGCGCACCGTCGTGCGGTGACCCGTCGGCAGGTTTCCTTCGATCGCCGTCATGTCCTGCAGCACCGGGTTGGTCTGGTTCAGGATTTCGACGATGAGATCGACCTTGCCGTTCGGGTCGAGGCGCTTGGCGACGTCCGCCATCGTCGGATTGTTCGTGCTCAGAGTAGCCATGTAAGCTCCTTACGATTTGTCATACAGCTTCGCAGCGCGTGCATCGTCATCGGTGAGTGCCGCGCCGCTGCCACCAGCACCACCCGGATTCAAAGTCCCTTCGCTCAGCGACGCACCGATCTGCGAGAACACCTTGATCGTTGCCGCGTCGCCGGATTCGCCGGCGAGCCGGTCGATCACTTCTGCCGGCACGCCGAACTTGCGCATGGCCTGCCGACCGAGCTCGAGGTTTTTGTCGTAGCTGTCGCCCCATTCGGTCTTCAGCGCCGTCAACTCCGCTTCGCCCTTGGCGATGCGCGCGGTTTCTGCGGCGCTGTTCTGTTGTTCCACGTACCCGTTCCACTTCGCGGCGAGCGCCTTCGCGGTTTCCGCCGGCACGCCTTCTTCGTGGAACCAAGCCGCCGCGGTCTTCGCGAAGTCGGTGTCGCCGAGCTGGTAGTCCTCGACCTTCGCCGGCACCGCGTGCTTCGTTTCGAGCTCTCGCATCGCCTTCACCGCTTCGCCAACGTCTTTGAAGCCCTTCGACTCGACGAACTGGCGCAGATCAGCGTCGGCGATAGATTGCAGCCACGACGGCGCAGAATCGTGCGTACCTGCGGCCGCGCCGTCGGTCTGCGTCGTGGTGGTTGCAGTTGCGTCGCCTGCGGCCGGTGCACCGGCTGCGGCAGCGCCGCCGACCGGTTCGCCGGTCGCGGTGGTTTCGCCTTCGAGCAGCTGGAATTTGCGGTGGAACATGGAACCTCCTGTCAGGTAGTCGGGGTGTTGGCGTAGAACTTCGTGGCGCGCTGCTCGGGCGATTGCGCTTCGGGCGCGAGCGCCATGTCGGTGATCTGCAGCGACAGGCTCGTGTCCGTGCCTTGCTGGTTCTGGTACTGGCTCTTGCTGCACACCTCGACACGCGCCATCAACGTCATGGGCGTGCCGACGTCCGGCAGTGACGACAGCCCGAGCTTCGCGAGCGCTTCATCGTCGAGGCAGATCGACAGGCCGTACGGATATGCCGGCTGGTCGCCGGTGTCGGGCGCGGTCTGCGCGATACCCGATTCGGACTTCGCCTCGGCGGGCGTGAGCTTCATCGATACGAGATTCATTCGTCGGCCTCGTCCTTCAGGGAATTGAGTTGCGCGTCGTCCATTTCGAGGATCTGGATCAGGCGCACGAACACCTCGCGCCGGCCCTCGGCAACCATCGTTGCGAGCGGATCGATCGTTCGTTGCACGGGAGACGTGATCACGGTCGACTGGTTGGCGCGGCAGAACTGCGCGAGATCGGCGAGCACGGCCTCACCAGCCGGCGTGAGCTTCCCGCGCTCGTCGCAGAAACACCGCCGGTACTGCTCGCGGCGGTTCCAGAATCGGAGAAAGCGGCTCATCGTCTGGCGCATCACACCCTCGCCGTCTGCGCATTCACCTGCGCATCGCTGAGATCCTTGATTGCGCCGGCGGCCACGGGAGCTGCTGCGAGCGCTTGCTGCACCTGCATCGCCTGCGCTTCAGCGGCTTCCTGAGCCTGTAGCTCTTCGTCGGTGTTCATCGCCTCGACAGGCACACCGCCCGCGTCGGCGAGCATCCGCGCGATGCGCAGCCCGTTCGGCGCCTTCATTGCACGCAGATCGAACTGCGCAACAACGCTGAGCTGCTGCAGCCACTGCAACGTTGCTGCACTTTCGCCGGCGCGCATCGCCTTGTTCAGCGGGCTGTCGTATTCGATCTCGACGTTGGCGCCGGCGTTGATGAGCTCGCGCGGCATTTCCGGCAACTGCGCTGCCTCGGCCAGAATGTCGAGCTCACGCTCGATCAGCGGTCCGAGCAGCTCCGACTGCGTGCGGCCGAGCGTCGGTGCGAGCAGCACGCCTTTCTCCTGCGCGCGCTGCAGCACTTCGGTCGCCGTCATGTCGCCGCTGTCGACGAGGATCTGGAACAGCGTGACGTAGAACCACTGGTTGATCGTCTGGCGCGTGTCCTGCGTGAACTCGATACCGATCTGCGCCTGCTTGCCCATGAGCAACGGTTTCACCATCTCGTTGCCCTTCTCGTCCAGTCCGCCCCAGTTCAGGGAGCCGGACCGCAGGTCGAAACCTTCGAGCGAGCCATCCTCGCTCACGAGCAACGGAGGGTCGACCAGCTTCTGCGCGCCGCGGATGTTGGTCTTCGCCATATCGTTGACCATGCGCGTGTCGGGCATCGCATCGCACGCTGGGCTGCCGCCGTATGCATCGCCTGTGCCGACGTAGAAGCGCCCGATCGCGAACGGGAACGTGCGGAAGCCGCTGTTCTGGATGATCCGATCGCGGCCTTCGTCGAGCCAATACGATCCGAACCGCATATTGCGGCCGTCGAGCTTGCGCGGATCGCGATCGGCGCGCGGCTCGACGATGTGGTAGAAAATCGCGGACTTCTCGGGGTCGCGCTCAAGCGCCGACTGCATGGACGGCGACAGATTCTCTCGGCCGAAACGCTGCGCTGCTTGGCGCAACGTCAGCTCCCACTGCACATGGGTCTTGTCGATGATCCCGGCGTTGTTCTCCGCGAACCAGAGGCGCTGCATCGGCACGTTGCGGTAGACGATGCCCTGGCCGACGTCGTGCTCGATCATCAGCGCGCCGGGCCCGAACAGACCGACGCTCTGGTACGTGGCGCCCATCTGCGTAACGAAGCCGCCCTGCCAGCGATAGCGGACGGCGAAAAGCACGCGCACGACCTCCTGCAGATACGCCTTCACTGCGGCGTTTTCGTTCAGCACGTCGTTACTAGCCTTCAGTCGGTGCCAGAGCTGCGTCGCGGGCGTGATCATCGAATCCATCGCAGCAACGAAGTTGCGCAGCGCGAGGGGCGCGGTCGAGTCGAACATCCGTTGCGAACGCTCGCGGCCCTTCTCGCTGTCCGGGCGTGGCAACTGCCCGAACTTGTCGAGCCGCGGCATCAGGAAGTCGATGACGTCGTTCCACGTTGCCTCGTACGACTGCCGCTTTTCCTTCATGCGGCCGTGGTCGGCGTTCAGTGCCTCGAGCAGCTTCGCGTCGTCGTTCGTCATTGCCCGAGCATCGCCTTGCCGGCAGCACTCGCCGCGGGCGCGTTGACGGACGACGACGCAACCGACGTCGAATCTCCGGCAAGGATGGTCGCAGCGGTGCCGCGGCGCTTGCGCAGGCGTGCTGCGGCGTCGTTCTCAGCTGTCGTCGTGTCGGTTGTCGGCTGCGCGGTGTCGGGGACCGCTGGCGCAGCCGGGATGTCAGGGGCGAGCCCGAGGAATTTCATGCGCCTCTCCGGAGAATTCCCGAAGAGGCTAGGCGTGAGCGCACGCAGAATCGTGCGTTTTTCAGTCCGTCGTCGCGCGCGTCGGCCGCTTGCCGCCCGTACGCTTCACGCGCACAAGGTGCTTGTGCTCGCCTGCCCCGACGAGCAGGTATTGCGCGGCCTCGGCCACGTGCGAGTACATGTTCTTGTCCGCCTTGTCGGTGTAGCGCTCGCCACTCACCGCCATGCGGCGGAAGCAGTAGCCACCGGACAACGCCTTGCGCAGCGTGCGGCAGTCGGGATGCACAAGCAGGCCCGGCTCGCCGTCGATGATCCGCGTCAGCGCGTCGTCGACCGCGCCGTAGCGCAGCGCGGTTTCGTTTGTGGGCGCGGGCTTCGCTTCGAAGCCGGCTGCGCGCAGCATCCGAAACGGCGTGAGTTCGTCGTCCGCTTGCGCGCGCTGGTCGCCCGCCGGATCGCCGTGCACGCCCGCAACCTCGAAGCCGGGGTAAATCTCGGCCAGATGCCGTTTCAGCTCGATCGCGAACTTCTGAGTGCCCATGCTCGTTGCGACCAGTTCGGACCGAATGCGCCAGCCACCCATCGGCTTGCGCTGCCCGATCACCGCGGCCGGTGTCAGACCGAAGTCCATGCCGATCCAGAGCGGTAGCGACTTCGACAGCTCGAACGGCTTGCAGTGCAGCGAGTCCGCATAGTCCGGATGCACCGGCTTGCCATCGACGACGAACCCGTACTCGTTGCCGAGATTCACCTTGATCCAGTCGAATTTCTTGCCCTGCATGCCGCGCTCGTAGTAACCGGGCGGCAGGTTGTCGATGTTCTCGGCGCGCTCGTTAACGACCCACCGATCGCCGTCGCGGATGACGCCGCCCGGCTGCCGGAAGAACGCATAACCCTCGGGCTTCGTTTCCTCGGCCAGCGTGTAGTACCAGTGGTCTGAATCCGGCGCGTTGGTGTCGCCGAACAGGCCGTACCACGTCGGCCGCACGTCCTTCGGGTATCGGCCGACGCGCAGGTCGAGCATGTCGAGAATCGGCTTCGCCAGCTCCTTCACCTCGTTCAGCCACGCGAATGTCAGCTGCATGCCGCGCAGTTTGCGCTCGTGCTCAGGGCGATCGAGAGCGATGAAGACCATTTCGGCCTCGACGCTCGTCCCGTCCTCGAGATCGAACGACAGGTAATGCGTAGGGGGCTCGAGGCCGCCGCCCACCCACCGGCCGAGATCGCCGAACATGTCGAGCCAGTCCTTTGCGGTCGTCGACAGCAGGTCCGGGTAGGTGTTCCGCACGGCCGCGCCGCGCGAGCGCCGCACGCCGTCCGCATCCGGCTCCTGCTCGCACATGAGGCGGAACGCCTTCCAGCAGCTCGCGTTCGTCTTGCCGCTGCCAAGCGGGCCCATGATGAACGAGCGCGGCTCGCGGGACAGGATGTAGAGCTCGAGCGTCTCGCCTTGCGGCTTGTAGTGGAATTCGATTTCGCTCATTCGCCGCCTTGCCTCTTCCGGCCCGTCAGGTCTTTCACGCGCACCTTCGGGCGCGACAGTTCGATTTTCTCAACATACAGACCGGACGCTTTCCCACGAGAAATCTCAGCCGAGACAGCCGGCCCGTACTTGCCATCAGCTTCAGCCAAATCGCGCAAGCGCTTCAGGTCAGCCAAGTGCTGCTCGAGCGTCAATTGCGCACGCTCAAGCACCGGCGCACGCATTTCGGTAATTCTTGCCGTAATCTTGACGTTATCTAGAAGTTCCTTCGCCTTTCTGTTCACCGATGCGGAATTCATTCCACTCGCGTCGTAAGCGCGGCGGTATGCTTCGCTAGCGTTTCCGGTTTCGATATACGCTGCGCAAAAGTTCTCTTGCTTCTGAGTGAGATTCACGCCCGCACCACCCTAGCCAATGGATTCGTTCGGAGCATCACTGGGCGGCGAGGCGCCTGCTCGCGAGTCTTCCCCGTCTTCTCGCACCATACGGCGAGGATCATTTCGCCTCTAATATGCGATGGCTCGCTGATTTCCTCCGTGTACTGGCGAATAGACGATTCAGTGATCACTCCGTACACCTCTCGCGACACATCTTTCGGCATATATCCGAGTCGGCGGAGTTCGAACAAGATTTCCCGCCAATCGATTCCGGTCTGTTTCATTGCTTTGCCTCCCCGATACGCCGTATTTCGGCGCGGTAGAACGTCTTCAATTCGTTGAGCAGCGCGACATCGGCTTCTTGCGCGGCTTGAATCCTGATCGCTTCATGCCGTCACCTGCGTAATAAGCGCCGTGAACGGGTTAATCGCCCGATTTCCCCGCTTTAACTTGATCTTCGCCTTGTGCTTCCGGTAATAGCGGGCACGCGTCGCCTTCACGTCGGTTTCCGGCTTTGGCGCATCCTTCCGGTTGCCGATCGCATAGACTCCCGAAGGCAGGCCAGCAACCCCTATCTGAGGACGCCATTCCTTGATGTAGAAATGCTTCTCGGGACGACGGCGCGACTCGCTGATGCATGATCCGATCGTCTTTGCCGGCTTACCCAGTTCATCAGCCAATTCCTGGACCGTCATCGGCCCGAATTCCTTGATCAACCGCTTGATCGCATCGCGGGTTGTCGGTTTCATCGGCATTACGCTCCCTCCTTCAATGCCTGAATCACGGTAGAAATCGCCGCGCCGCTCTTGACCATTGCGCCGGTGAAGCGGAATACGCGCCATCCGTCCAGCGCGGCCAGGTTGTACTTGTGCGCATCGGACTCGAAACCGGCTCCGCGCGTATGTCGACCACCCGTCCAGACGCCACCCTCGATCTCGACGGCAACCTTGGCGTGGGGCCATGCGAAATCGAAGCGGAACCGACGAACCGGATGAAACCGATGCTCGCGCACCGGCTCCGGTAGCTTTGCGGCGCGCGCGTGAAGCGCGAACAGTTCTTCGAGTCGGCTCATTCGAACCCCCTTGAACGGGATTGCTTTTGAACGGTATGAGTCGGCCACGCGCCGACGTGGTTCTCGAACCGCACGAACTCTCCGCAGTAAGTCATCGGGACGTCGCCCGTTCTCCCATGCCGGAACTTCGCGACGCGGATCTGAGCAAACCCGCGCCACTGCTCTCCGGCGTCCGGGTTGGCGACTTCTTCCCGGTGGATGAACAACACGGCATCGGCATCCTGCTCGATCGAGCCGGAGTCGCGCAGGTCCGACAGCATCGGCGTGCGATTGGCCCGCTGCTCGACCTGCCGGTTCAACTGCGCCAGGGCGATCACGGCAATGTTCAGTTCCTTCGCGAGCGCCTTCAGGCCGCGCGAGATACCCTCGATTTCCGCGTTGCGGTTCGCGCCTTCGCCCTGCATGAGCTGCAGGTAGTCGACGATCAGCACGTCGAGACCCGACTTGCGCTTGACCATCCGAGCCTTGGTCCGAACGTCGAGCAGACGCAGCGCCGGTTGGTCGTCGATGTGCAGGTTCATGTCGCGCATCTTCAGGGTTGCCGCCGTCACGCGATCCCAGAACTCGTTGTCGTCCGGCGCGTTCATCACCCGGTCAAGCGGAACGCGGCCCAGTGAGGCGATGTTCCGGTCGATCAGCTCGCTCTCCGGCATCTCCATCGACAGGAACAAGACCCCGTGATCGACGGCGGCATGGGATGCGATGTTCAGCGCGAGACTCGTTTTCCCCATCCCAGGCCGAGCCGCCAGGATGACCGACCAGCCCGGACGCAGTCCGCCGTTCAGCGCACGGTCCAGATCCTCGTAGCCCGTCGAAATGACGCGCTCACCGCCCGTCGAGCGGCGCTCGAGCAGGTTGATGTGGTCGGCCAGCGCCTGAGCCAGCAACTTCGGTTCGCGCTTGACCGTCGCCTCGCCAAGGGATTCCAGCTTTGCCGCAGCCCGGTCGATCAGCGTTGCAGCATCGTCAGCCGTCGCGCCGACCGATTCCTGCATTTCCGCAGCGACAGCCAGCAATCCGCGTTTGCGCGCTCGGTCCACCACGACATTGGCATTTCTAGCCACAGAAACGGCGCTAGGAGCCTCTCGCGCGAGCGAGTTGAGGTACGACATACCCCCGAGGCCATCAGCCCGTCCTAGGGCCTTTAAACGCTCGTAGAGGGTGACAACGTCCACGCCGACGCCATTGGCGATCAACCCGACGATCTCGGCGAACAGAGCGCGGTGGTCGCCGCGGTAAAAATGCTCGGTTCGCAGATCGCCGATACGATCGATCGCGTCGTTGTCGTTGAGCAGAATGCCGATCACGGCCTGCTCGGCTTCGATGCTATGCGGCACGGCCTTTGCGAGGTCGTTCGCGCTCATGCGGCCTCCCTATGCTCTCGTTGCACCTGTACTCCCCTTGTCGTCAGGACGTATTCGTCGCCCTTGGCGAACCAAAGGCCATACCAGTTTTCGCGGACGGCATTGCGGAAGTGCGCACGCCAGTCCTTCTGCTTCTTCCCGTTTTCCGAGTACTTGCGGCGAAATTCCAACCATGCGTACCGGACAAAATCGATCGGCAACTGCTGCTTGTCGGCGTAATCGAAGATCGAGTCGTCTTCAGGAATCGGCTTCTCTCCCAATTCCTTGCACGCAGCCAACCACTCGGTGAGCGAAAGCTCAGCGCGGCGAGCGCGCGTTTTCTTTTGTGTTTCTTTTGGAAGGTTTTCTTTTGTGTGTCCCGATTTGGGACTATCGACCTGTCCTAAATCGGGACTAGTTGAGTCCCGATTCGGGACTAGTACCAATTCGGGACTAGTCCCTTTTTGGGACAGGGTGTCCCGATTCGGGACTACCTTCAGCCACTCCGAATAGGTCTTGTTGATACCGAGAACGAGGCCGAATGTCCCTGACGCACGGTTGAGCACTTTCATGTGCACAAGCTGCCCAATCACCTCGGTAACGTGATTGCGCCCGACATTGCACATGCGCCCGATTTGTGCCGCTGACATGTCGTCCTCTTTTTTCCCGTATCCGTAGGTCTTACGGAGCACGGTCAACAAGACGAGAAGTTGGCGTTGCGTGAAGCCGAACCCAAGGATCGCCTCGTACAGTTCATTGGCGATCCGGGTGTAACCTTCCTCAAGCTGCGGATTGGATTTCATTATTCGAACCCGCCAACCAAACGAAGCGCTGGCTTGCCGCGCGATTCGAACTCCCATTCCCACACGGCCAACTCGTGTTCGCATGCCGTCAGTTCCTCACCCGAATAAAGCACCAGGTCAGCGATCTCGCGCAACGGCGCACGGAAGAATTCACGGTTGTGGGCAACTCGATACTTCGCGAGCTCCGCGTGGACGGCGCGCTCTTTCCGGATCGCATTCTGAAACTCTGCGTAGCAAATCAGCCGGAAGGGCTGGGGGATCGCCGTTGCCGCGCTCAGTTCGGCACACCGCGCAGACGGGCTGCGCTCAGTGAAGCCAATTTTGTAGAGACCGGGCAAACACTCGTTGCCCAAGACGTAGACGAATCCTTGGCTCATGTCAGGCTCCGGCAGATGCAAGGGCTTCGTTCAAACGCGCCATGCGCTCATCGTTCAGCGCCTTGATCTCGCGCTTCAACTGGTCGCACAGCCAGACGCGGACGGCGCGCGTGTCGCACATCGTCATCCGGTGCAGAAGCTCGAACACTTCGCCGATAGACGGGTCGATGTGGATTCCTGTGGCATTCATGACCGCCCCTCCTTGATGCGCTGCTGCTGGCGCGTCTCCAGATACTTGAACGCCATGCTCTCGAGCGCCGTCAGTTCGTGCGCGTCGACGACCATGGAATCGACCGGATTGACCTGCAGGCCGGCGGCGGCCAGAAGCAGCGCCCACCGGTTCAAGTCGTCCAGCGCGCGGCTGATGGTGCTAGCCGACACGCCCATGCAATCGGCCACACGCGCCTGCGTCACGCGTGCAATCGCACGCAAGATCTCGGATTCATTCCGTGCACCGAGCATGCGTGCGTTTTCAATCTCAGAAGCCGAAACTGTTTCCGTACTCATTTTTGTTCGCAGCTCAGCTGCGCCCACTGAAAAGATGCGAAGCCCCGCTATGCGAGAATTGAAGCTCTCTACTTCCTCAACCCACTCACAACGGGGCTCGCATGACCGACTCAATCATCAAATTTTCTTGTCCGAAATGCGGCGAGAACGCGCTCAAAGTCAGCGCCGAACCGAAGGACATAGCGGACTTCGAGGGTGCCGTCTGCACCGCGTGTGGTCACACGATCTCCGTGGACGACATCAAGGCGCATGCGGTCAAGATAGCGACGCAGCTCTTGACGAAAGGCTTCAAGTTCTGAACCGTCGCCCAGCGCCTCTATCGACGCCTTCAGCAGATCTACTTGTGCTTGCAGGACTCGCGTGTCCGCGAGGAGCCGAACTGTTTCTGGCATCACGGCCTCCTCAACGAGCCAACCGGCCGAAAGCCGAGATCCGGGCCGCTTCGTCCTCGACGGACTCAGTGACCACCTGCCCGGTGTTGTTGATCGTCACCTTGACCTTGACGTCGGACGGGCGGCTCGCTTCGGCAATGAGTTCGTTACAGGTCGCCACGCACTCGTTGCAGATCGCCACTTCAGACTGCGTCACGACGATATGGGCGACCTCATCCTCGGTCCGGTTGCAGAAATTGCAGACCCATTTCGAAACGTTGATCTTCACGCCCCCTCCTTCGCCGGCGCGCGCAGCGGCTCAGCTTGCTCGGATGCGTTCGCAACCTTTTCCTCGTACAGCTTCATCAGCGATGAGGCCAGCCGGTAGGACGGTCGGCACTTCCCAAGTCGACCGCTCTGAATTTCAGAAATCGTCGGCTGAGAACAATCGACCGCACGGGCAATGTCGACTTGGCTCATGCCGAGTCGCTTAAGTTCGAGGGCGATGAATTGAAGGTCCATGCCACCGATTATAGGTTTGCCGATGTTTTTGTCAATAGGCAAACCGATGTCGACTTGTATAAGAATCCCTATATGTCACTCAACACATACGGGAAGCGCCTTAGAGCGGCGCGGAAGGGCGCCCGGCTGACGCAAAAGCAGCTGGCGGACAAGGTCGGCCTGAAACAGGCGACGATCTCGGAGCTCGAGAACGACGAATATGATGGCTCTGCGAAAACTGCCGCGATCGCTGACGTCCTCGGCGTCAACGCGCTATGGCTGGCTGAAGGCAAAGGAGAGGCCGAAGTGATCCATCGATCGCGCGAGACCTATGACTCCGCGATCGGCGGAGCCAGTGACGCAGCGCGAGCATTGATCGATGCGATTCTCAAGGCAGACAAGTCGGGCGAGCCGGCTCAAACGTTCGCCCTGATGCTTCGCATGCTGCCCGATCCTGACGAGCCTTTCGACATTGAGGCTCCTGCCCCCTGATAGGCGTAAGGTTGGCGTCGTCCATCAGCGCCATCCTACGTATCGCCACGCGCCCGGTATTCACGCCGGGCGCTACCACCCCCGCCCCCTCGATCCTTGTAAGCCAGTCTCGAGTTCCGTCGGTGCAGCGCTCAATGACGCGCACGAGCAGACCGATTCGGTTCGGCACCCCGCACTTCGTCACAATCGCCAAGTCCCCCGGCCTGCACCGCAGGCGCGTCTTTCCTTCTTCTTTCATCGGCCGCCCTCGTCTTCCGTTCGCCGCATCACTGTATATATGTACAGTAGTGTGCCAAGGAATTGGGGAGCTTTCAACCACGTGCGCGGCCGAGCCGCTCCGGGGCCGCGGCCGACGCATCAAACGCGCGGTCGCCCGTGTTGCGACGAGGTTGGCACCATTGGCCATCGTCGTATGAGTACAATAGAATGACTGGCTCCAGCGAACGGTTGCCGGGGTATAATTCTGACCTCTTTGCAGGGAAAATCATATGGATCAAGATCTTATATCCGCCATCCAGAAGGTTGTGGAAGCAGATCAGCGCTTCAGCAAGAGCGTTGCTGAGGGGGTCCATATGGCGGTCGAATCGCTGCGGCAGCGCCAACATACGTTCGAAGAAAAAAAGAAATCCATCCAACAGGAAATCGACCGTGGCTCAAGACTCACCAAGCATAGAATATCTCTATGATTTCGCCTATCTAGATAGGGGAAGAATAGATTTCTACTTCGCGCAACTGTTCGAAGACGGCGTTCTCACACAAACGAAGCGCACGGCCAAAGATTCATCGACCGAAACCGCACGAATGGGCGGCTCGCTTAAGATCCTTTCGGGTGACTATTCGGGGGCCGATCTTGTCGAGCGAGGGTTGGAGAGGCTGTTCGATCCGAGTTGGCTTGCCCCGGTTGAGGTGTTGAACCGCTTGGATGAATTCCAGTTCGTACATCGCGATCTCGCGACGACTCCTATCGGCGGCCTTTTTCTTGTGCCGGGAGAAATGTCGATCATCGACATACGCATGCTCAAAGAGCTATGGCCAGATATTGGGGAGATGGTTCTCCGCGATGAGATCAATGCGCAAAACCTTGCCCCGAAGCTCAAACAAAGGGCGATTTCTGAGGGAAAAAAGAGCTATGAGACGGTTGCCAAAGTCCTGAAAAACCTTCCTCACGCGATACAGGCAACCTTCATCTCTTCGGGTGAGTTGCTTTGGTCGACCCTTCGCTCCGAAAGTATGCTGATCAACCCGGACGATCTCGCTCTAAAGCATGGCGCGCTAATCCCTGGGGAATGGCATGTGCTGGGTGTACTGGACGCACAGCCGGGGGAGACGGGCGCCCTGCTGCATGATTGTTCGTCCGCCCTTGATGAGGCAATGGTTCAGATGCTAGCGGCATTGCGCGGATTAATGGGACGGCCGACGGCCGCGTATGGGGTCACGCCTATCGCAATCTTCCGCGCCGTCCGCCCAGCAGTAAATTGAGCATAGCCCCGCCCTCGGCGGGGCTTTTCATTTCTGGCGCCGCCCGAAACCCTCCCTCCAAAGCGTCGCGCCCACCGACGTCAATAGCGCGATCTCATCGTCGCTCAGGTTATCCCACACCCCGGCCAGCCAGCCCGCGAAGCCCGCGCACGCATGGCCAAGACCGACCGTCGCCCGTCCCTCTACGTTCAACCGTTCAAAGATCGTGATCACGTCTTGAGGCGTCATGGCTCGCTCCTTGTGAGCAGCCAGCATAGACGACTCGAGGCTGTTACAAATTTCCGAACGAAATATCGGCAAACCTATTGACATCATATATCGGCTTGCCTATATTTCATCCCAACGCAGCCCACAACGCGCTGCGCACCGAACCGGAGGATGAGGTGAACCTGGACTACCTGAGTGAGGAATTCGTCATGGCGGTGCTGATGGCGGCCATCGATCGGCATTACAAGCTTGGCGGCAAGAATTTGCACGAAATCGTGATGGGCGCGATCCAGATCTGCATCGACGCGGACCGCGCCATAGAGAACTACGTCAAGCGTTCGGAATGCTCTTGTAGAACTCTGCAAGACCGGTCACGAGATCTTTGATGTACTTCGCGTCCGTCGCGCCGGGATCGCTGACCGCGCCGGTTTGAGAAGGAAGCTTGATCGCCTGCCCGTCAATGAGGCCTTTTAGCGTTTCCTTTGCTTCGAGATAGGCCAAATATGTCAGCAGCACGTTGAAAATGACCCAGCGGCAGCACATTGGATTTGACCCACCCGGGTAGGATGGGCCCTTTTTGGAGGGCCAGTGCTTACAAGGGAGGTAATCGTGGAAATACGTGTGTTGGCCCGCCAAGGATTAGGAATCAGGGAGATTTCGCGGGAACTGGGGCTGTCGAGGAACACCGTGCGCAAATACTTACGCAGTTGTGCTGAGCAGGATCGTGCGCCGCGATCGGGGCGCACGCAGAAGCTCGATCCGTTCAAAGCCTATCTGCATGACCGGGTTCGCGCAGCGCATCCGGCCTGGCTGCCGGCGACGGCGCTGTTGATCGAGATTCGCGCGATGGGCTATGACGGAGGCCTGACGCGGCTGCGGGCCTATCTGCGGTCGCTGAAGTCGATCAAGGCACCGGAGCCACTGGTGCGTTTCGAAACCGATCCGGGACAGCAGATGCAGGTCGACTGGATCGTGTTTCGACGTGGCAAGCTGCCGCTGTCGGCATTCGTTGCGACGCTCGGTTACAGTCGGGCGAGTTACGTCGAATTCGTGACCGACGAACGATTGCCGACGCTGCTGGGCTGCCACGAGCGCGCGTTCGACTTCTTCGGTGGGGTTCCTCGCGAGGTTCTGTACGACAACGTCAAGACGGTGGTGATTGGCCGAGACGCCTATGGTCCCGGACTGCATCGCTATCAACCGGCCTTCCTCGACTTTGCGAAGCACCACGGCTTCGTGCCGCGCCTGTGCAAGCCCTACCGAGCCAAGACCAAGGGGAAGGTGGAGCGCTTTAACGGGTACCTGCGCCGCAGCTTCTACAATCCGCTGGCAAGCCGGCTCGCTCAGGATCGCCTCTCGCTTGACGCGACCACGGCGAACGCCGAGGTCGTGCGCTGGCTGAGAGATGTCGCCAATGTGCGCATCCACGGCACGACTGGCCAGTCGCCACTCGAGCGGCTCCTGCTCGAGCAACCGAAGCTGCAGCAATTGCCGGAGCCGTGGCGCGCGAACCTGCCGTCAGCTTCCGTGCCGACGATGCCACCGCCGTCGCGGTTCGATGATACGCCGCTGCAGCATCAGCTGTCAGTCTATCAAGACCTGCTGACGGAGGCGCGTTGATGGACATCCAGCATGAACGTATCCTCGAAGCCTGTCGACAACTGCGGATCGACACGATGGGCGAGCAGTACAGCATGTTGGCAGCTCGCGCGGCAGCGAACCAACTCACGTTTGCCGACTTCTTCGAGGCGCTGTTGAAATCTGCGATGGACGCGAAGCACACGCGGACCAAATCCATGTTGCTGCGCACGGCCGGCTTCCCTGTACTGAAGACGCTGGAGGAGTTCGACTTTACGTTTGCTCACGGCGTCACCAAGAAATCGGTGCTGGAGCTGTCGTCGATGGCCTTCGTTGAGCGTGCCGAGAATATCGTGTTGCTCGGACCGAGCGGGCTTGGCAAAACGCATCTGGCGATCGCACTCGGTTACATCGCAACGCAGATGGGGATCAAGACGCGCTTCATCTCTGCGGCGGATCTCGTCATTGCCTTGGCCGCCGCTTCTCGGCAGGATCGATTGGCCGACTTCCTGAAGCGCAACATCATGAACCCACGGCTGTTGATCATCGATGAGGTCGGCTATCTGCCGCTCGGTCGGGACGACGCCAATCTGTTCTTCCAGGTGATCGCCAAGCGTTATGAGAAGGGTTCAGTGATCGTAACGAGCAACTTGCCGTTCGGGCAATGGGATCAGACGTTCGCCGGCGATCAGACGCTTACGGCCGCGTTGCTCGACCGCCTTCTGCATCATAGCCATGTTCTACAGATCAAAGGCGAGAGCTACCGGCTGAAGGACAAGCGAAAAGCCGGCGTGATCCGATCCCGTGCATCCGAAAGTGCTGAACAGCAACTGGAGATACACGCGTAAGTGATGAGCAGCAACATCGTTTGACCCTGGGTCAAGCGAAACCGATGGCCAGCAACTGGCGCTGACCCAGGGTCACGCGACACGCTGGGCATCAACTTGGTGACCCAGGTGGGTCAAATCAAATGTGCTGCACAACGGCCCAAGTGGGTCACTTCTAAGTTGCTGTTGACACCAAATATTCAGGACTTGCCATATGCACACTCCTTGTGCGTGGTTGAGGGACCAATAAGTTAGCACGAGGGGTTGCATTAACCGGAACGCCACGGAATCAGGCGTGACTTTGCGGGGTGGAGAGAATCCCGCGCCCTGTTCTCACCGCCAAGCCTAATGGTTTGCCAGTGCGAATAGCACGAAGCATCAGCGCCAGCGGGCGCGCCTCGAAGCCGAGGAAGCTCTTTAACAACCGAAGGTATGCCGGGACCGCGCAAGCGGAGCAACCGGCCGGGGTGATCTACCTCGTGAGTCAGGACAGGCGCGGCGCGCTGGGCCGAAGTTTGGCTACCGCTTGCTGCTTGAACGGACCTGACACAAGACAGCCAGCACCACGTGTTCGAAGGCGTTGTATTCGACACAAACCTCGCGCGGCCCGGAGCCGGCACGGCCGGGAGTAGCCGGGCGCGCGAGTGAAGCAGTTCTGACCGGCGGCGGTTCTTTCTCTGGAGGCGTCGCCGGTGAGCACTGCACGCACATGCAGTTCTGCCATTCAAGACTTCTATTCAGTTAGTAATCCTACTTTCATGCGGAGGATGCGATGCACATTCCTCGAATCCAGCACCACAACGTGCGCGCCCTGCCCGCGCGGGTCGATCAGCACGCCGAGCAGCTGCAGGCCGCGGCGGACGACGCAGCGCTGGCGCGCGACGAGCGCAACGAAGCAATCGCCGACGGCGTCACGTTCGACGTGCTGCCGTTCTCGACCGAGCAGATCGCTGTGCTCGATGCCGCGCTGCGTCGCGGCCGAATCGAGGACGTGTACGAGGTCTGGAATGTCTGCAAGGCAGCCCTCGACGCGGAAATCGCGCAGCGGATCGCCGACGCTGATCTCGCAGCCGCCGCGCCGCGTTTCGCCAACGTCTACTGCTCGAGCTGCGGCCAAAAGTTCGGGCCGGGCAATGCCGGATTTTCCAGCTGCGCTGACCACGTCGTTCGTCGCGCGCTCGACGACTGACCAACTGCTCCCGCTACGGCGGGCAGTCACACCACACAGAGAGGACCACATGAACACGATTAACGACGGCGGCCCGGCGTTCACTTGCACGAAGTGCGGGATCGCTTTTGAACCGCGCGAATGGCAGGTAAAGAGTCGAGATCGCCGGTGCCTCCCGTGCAAGCGCGCCCAGCAGAACGCGACGAACTCGGCCAAGGGGGAACGTCTTCGTACCGAGGCAAAGCAAGCGTATCAGCGCCGCAGAGATTATTACGCAGGCTATTGGGCCGAAAAGCGGACTGATTCGGAGCACGCTCAAAAGCGTGCTGCACGGCGCAAGGTAGCCACGGAAATCGAAGCAGGCCGATTGTCGCGCAAGCCGTGCGAAGTATGCGGCGCAGAAAAGGCCGATGCACATCACGACGATTACTCGAAGCCCCTTGAGATCCAATGGTTGTGCCACAGCCACCACATGCTGCGTCACGCCATGCTGCGCGCGCGAGGTGAAGCATGAACGAGATCACCACCATGCCGGAGCTCGAGGCCTGCGGATGGTTCGTGCGCACGAAGCGCACCGACGTCGATCCGTCTGGCTTGCTCGTCGCCGACTGCTCGGCGGCAAATGACCGCGGCTCTATGCTCGCGACGCTGTTCGCCGCATCGCCCAACATGGCCGACATCCTCGAAATCATCGCCGCCGACGCTGATGCCGGGACGATCATGCTCACCTCCGGTGTCCGTCTTGCGATCGACGCCGCGCTGATCAAGGCCGGCCGGAAGAAGGCGCCGGAGCCGGTGCGGCATTTCACGATCGCGGGGGTGGATCGATGAGCCACTTCTCGATCGAAGACGTGCAGGCGCTCGTCGATCTGGTACATCAAGCCGTCGGGATGATGGAACCGTACTACAGCCAGTGCGGCGCGGGCGACGAGATCCTCAAGTCGCTTGAGCCGTTCGAAGCGCGACTTCCATACACCGTCACGTTGAAGCCTTGGCAGCGCGGTTGTCCGGAATGCGGGAAACACTTTTCCAGCGCGACCAGCACGGCGCAGCACCTGCACTCGAAGCATCCGCAGCAATGGAGCCGAAAGCGTGCCGAGGCTGAAATGCGCGAGCGCGACAAGACGTACGCAACGAAAGCCGAATACCTCGCACGGGAGGCATGATGCGCACCTCTCTCAACAGCCTAACGCCTGTATTGCGCGGTTACAACCGATCGGTTGTATCGCGCGACTGGCTCCCGCTCGCGGTGCTCGGCGCGCTGTATCTGATCGCGTGCGGCGTCGCGCCGGCGTACGAACTTCTAGCGGGGATTGCGCGATGAACCCGATCACCTATCTGTGCGGCGCGCTCGACCGCCTGTTCGAGCGGAACCCCGTCGCCGGGATTCTCGTTGCGATGGGAATCGCGTTTGCATGCGCGATCGGCATTGCTTCGATCCCGGATTCCACGCTCGCGGTGCGCGCAGCTTGGGGGACGTAATGCTGATCGAACATCTCGACATCGACGAATACCACGCGCGGCCAGAGGTCTCGAAGTCGCAGCTCGACACGCTCGACCTGTCGCCCGCGCACTTCTGGGCGCTGCATCGCGATCCGCAACGGCCCGCGCCGACCACGCGCGGCGGCCAGCTCGAAGGCCAGCTCGCGCACTGCGCGATCCTTGAGCCCGATGAGTTCGACAAGCGTTACGTGCTCGGCCCAACGCTGAACCGCAACACGAAGGCATGGAAGGAGTTCGTCGACGAGAACGCCGGCCGCATCGCGATCCAGCAGGACCAGTACGACACCGCGTGGCGCCAGTCGGACGCCGTGCGCGCGCTGCCGGAGATACGCGAGGCGTTGTCGCATGGCCGCGCCGAAGTGTCGGCGTTCTGGACCGACGAGGAAACCGGCGTCGAGTGCCGCTGCCGACCTGACTGGGTACACGACTGCGGCGACGCCGGCGTGATCCTGCTCGACCTCAAGACGTACAGCATCGCGAGCCCTGGTGAGTTTCGCCGGCAGGTCGCAAGAAAACGCTACGACGTGCAGGCCGCGCTCTACAGCGATGGCTATGCGAAGGCATCAGGCCGCCCTGTGCTCGGCTTCGTGTTCGTTGCTGTCGAGAAGGAATACCCGTTCGCCGCGAACGCGTTAATGCTCGACGAAGAAAGCCTCGAATCTGGGCGCACGAAGTATCGCAAGAACCTGCGCACGTACGCCGAGTGCATGCGCACCAACACGTGGCCTGGGTATTCGACGGGCATTGACATCATCCGCCTGCCGCAATGGGCACTCATCACCGAGGAATAAAAACCATGGGTCAAACCACCAACATCGCCAAGCTCAAGCAGACCTCCAAGATGGTCGCGCGCGATGCCGGTATCGGCAGCGTGAAGCAGTTCTTCGAGTCGCAAAAGGCAACGCTCACCGCGGTGCTGCCTCGCCACGTCAGCCCGGATCGCATGCTGAAGATCGCGCTCGGCGCGCTGCGCACGACGCCGAAGCTGATGGAGTGCACGGTCGAATCGCTGATGGGCGCCGTCGTGCAGTGCTCACAGCTCGGCCTCGAACCGAATACGCCGCTCGGCCATGCCTATCTGATCCCGTTCGAGAAAAAGAAGAAAGTCGGTAGCGAATGGGTGACGGACAAGGTCGAGACGCAGATCGTCATCGGCTACAAGGGGCTCATCGATCTCGCTCGCCGTTCCGGCCAGGTCGTCAGCATCGCTGCGCATGCCGTGCACGAGCACGACCACTTCGACTACGCGTTCGGCCTCGACGAGAAGCTCGAGCACAAGCCGGCCATGTCTGCGCGCGGCCGCGTGATCGCCTTCTACGCTGTCGCGAAGCTGGTCGGCGGCGGCCATGCGTTCGAGGTGATGAGTGCCGAGCAGGTCAACGAGATCCGCGATGCCAGCCAGAACTACAAGTTCGCGCGCGACAAGTCGAAGACCGTGTGGGGACAGCACTACGAAGAAATGGGTCGAAAGACCGTGCTGCGCCGCCTGTTCAAGTACCTCCCGGTGAGCATCGAGCTTGCGAGCGCGGCTGCACTCGATGATGTCGGCGCATCCGGCCGCTCGCAAGCTCTCGACACCGTGCTCGATGGCGACTACATCACGCCGACCGACGACGAGCCGGACGACGACGGCGTGATCGATCCGCCGTCCGGCCTGATCGATCAGCGACAGCAACAGGCCGACATGGCGCCGCCGTCCTACGACGACCTGCTCAGTCAAATCCGCAACGCGAAGGACGAGGAAGTGCTCGCCCTCGTGCTGGACAGCGCTCGTGATCTCCCGCAGACCGAGTACGTGAAGCTTGAGCAGGCGTATCAGGATCGCCGCGAAGTGCTGCTCAATGCGTAACGGGGCACCGCGCGGCACCCGCCGCGCCCCATTGAGGCTTTATCTGTAGAGGAAGCGATGAGCGACCAACCGATTCTCCAGCAGATCCCCGTCGTGCGCGACCAAGACGGCTATTTCATTCACCCGGATCTACTCCATTTCTGGACGGTCACGATGGACGGCGCTGAGCACTGCACGCCGCAGCAATGGGAAGACCTCGAAAAGCGCGCCGGCATCAAGACGTCGATCTACCACCTCGGCAACGAGAGCATAGATCATCCGGCCTACGTCTCGTATTTCGACAACGGCAGCCCCGACATCAGCGCGTGGGATCCGTCGCCGGAACCCGGTTGGTGGCTGCTCGAAATTGGCGATAGCGAAGACGGCCCGTATGCGCTGTACGCAACCCACGCGTGAGATTGACCATGAACGACCAACCATCCAACCGCATTGATGCGTCCTACAGCGACGCCGAGAAGGCCGAGGACATGCGCATGATGCGAATCGTGCTGGACGACTACACGCGCAATGGTATCGCCACGATGACCGTTGCAGAGAAGGTTACGTACCTGTCCGCTTCGCTTCTTTCTGCCTACCAGTTGCTCCGAAGCGTCGTCGGCGACGAATGGGTCAAGGGCTGGCTCGAATCTGCGCTGTACGACGTGAAGAACAACCCGTGTGCGGTCGAGATCCGCAAACCGTCCTGAATCGAGGTTCCACCATGAACGACCAACAACAGAGCCGCGCTGATGCGCTGACGAACCACCCGCAGGAAGTTGAAGAATGTCGCGAGGCGCTGCGAGGCGAGGGATTCGTGCCCGTCTTGCCGGAGTTGCAGGGCTGTCACGCGACGGTCAGTGATCCCGTCATTCCGGCCGAACTGCATCACGACACTGCCAAGCTCGTGCGCCGGTTTGCCCGTGCACTCGCCAACAAGCTGTTGGCCGCGCAGCGGAAGTACGGCTATTCCGACAACTGGATGCGCGACGACTGGGCGGACGAATGCCGCGCCGAGTTGATGCGCCACATCCAGAAGGGCGATCCGCGCGACGTTGCCGCCTACTGCGCGTTCCTGTGGCACCACAACGAATTGACCGCATCCCCTGTCGAGCAGCCTGCAGCAGCGCCGATCGAGGAAATGATCCGCTTCTGTCCCGAATGCGGTCGGCTCGGCGATATTCCAGCCGGCTACGAGGCATGCTGTCCGGATTGGTCGCAGGCGAGAATCGTGCCGAAGCGCTTCGCGGAACTGTGCGCCGAGACGTTCAGGCTCTGCGTGAGCCAGCCATTCCCGAAGTCGTCGGCCGCGCCGGCGGACGAGCGGGCGGCGTTCGAATCGCTGAAAGGAGCATGGCAATCGATGCCGCCGTTCGATGTGTTCTGCGCAGGCTGGCAAGCAGGCCGCGCTGCATCTGCCAACGAGACGGGGGCGCCGATCGGTTGGGCGTGGATTTCGCCGACCGGCCATGTATCGCGCTTCACGGCCGACTTCGACGGCAAGCACGACCAGTTGGTGCAAGGCTGGAAGGTGCGCCCGGTAGCGTTCTGCGATTCGGTCGCCAATGAGACGGGGGCGGAAGGTGAACTGATCGAACGCCTGAAATTGCTGTTGAGCGGCGATGCCGCGTTCTGCAGGACCTCTGTTGCACGCTCAGCCATCGAACGGGCGATCGCGATCCTGTCTCGCGCCCCCGCGCAGGCGGCGGAGCCGGTGGCGTGGATGGTTCTCGCCGCGAACACGCGCCAACCGTGTGAGGTGACTCTCTACAAGAGCGAGACGGAAGCCCTGCGGCAAGACTGCGTTGTACCGCTCTACGCCGCCCCGCAGCCTCCCGCGCAGGCAGACGCTCGGGGCGGGCTGACGGACGAGCAGCGCAGCACGCTCGAAAGCCTCGCGCGCACGTCAACGCCATACGAGCAGGAAGTGCTTCGATCGATTCTCGCCGCCCCGCAGCCTCACGCGCAGGCAGCAAAACGTGTCGATGCAAAGGCCCGCATGGATTGGGCTGAATCCATCTTGAAGAACCTGCCCGAAACCGAGCCGACCTACTCGATTATCAAGCTGCTCAACGACTATGACCAGGACGAGCGCGACGAAATCTTGCAGTCCATTCGGGCTTATGCAGATTGTCGCGCGACACAAGCGCTGTTCACGCAGTATCCGGCCGCGCAGGCAGACGCTCGGGAGGGGCTGGCGGACGAAGCCAGCATGCCGCTCCTCGCCGCTGTCGAGTGGTGCATCGAGAACGGAAACTGCGGACCGCGCACGCGAGCAACACTCGTTGCTGTGCGCGCCCTTCTCAATGGAGCCAACCATGCCGAATAACAACGAGCTGTCGGAGCAAATCCGTGCAGTGTGCAACGCGCACGTCGTGACGATGGGCGACGACTTCGCACTTGGTGCCGACCGCCTTGTGAGGCGCATTCTCGCCCTTCTCGCCTCCCATCCGATCCAGCCGGAGCCGCGCGAATGCCGCCACTGCGGATGGATGTGCATCCCCAATTCGACTCCGAGCAAGACGTGGTACCCACTGCCGCAGCCGGAGCCGCGCGCAGAGGTGACGGATACCGAACGTCTCGACTTTCTCGCGCGGACTGGAATCGCAATACGAAACGAGCATACGAGCGGCCGCTGGTACCTGCAAGCGCCGTATCACACGAAAATCGCGTGTGTGGATGACTTTAAGCGCTTTGACACGTTCCGAGCCGCCATCGACGCCGCCCGCGCAGGAGAAGCATCATGACCCGCTACTGCTCAGTCTGTTGCTGTAAGCGCTGGTTCACTGATGCTGGCGATTGTGTGGTGTGCATCGATTTGTTCAACGACGCTTAAGGGGCCGATCATGAAGATCACCGATGACATGCTGACCGGCTGGTATCCGGCAAAAGTTTACCCGCTGCGTATCGGTTACTACGAGATGCTCAATGAATCGACCGGCGCGGTATTCCGAGCGTGGTACAGCGGAGCAATGTGGTTTCGAGATGTGAACGGTCCGACTGTTCCGCTGATTCGGATTTGGCCATGGCGCGGCCTCAAGGAGAAGCATCATGGATGAGCGCGAGATGTTCGAGGCGTGGGCGGCAACGCTCGATCTCGACCTGACACCTATTGCTGGCGGCCACTATTCGGATTGCAACACCGATTTCGCGTGGCTCGCATGGTCTGCCGCTCGCCGCACCACTCCCGACAGGGAGTCGATCATCGAGGAGTGCGCGAAGGTGTGCGAAATGGAGCGCGACGCACTCCGTAAAAACGAAGCGATTTGGGATGCCTATCCGAACTTGCGGCCCGACGAAGAATACATTTCTGAGTGGGAATCGTCTGCGTGTCGCGGCGAGGAATATGCCAAAACTATCCGCGCCCTGAAGACCACTTCGACCGCTGCGTCGACGGAGGAATCGTGATCAGGCGAATCTGCGAGATCGTCGGAGCGATCTACATCATTTTGGCCGTGCTTGGCTCGATTGACATCATTGACTTCCGCACGTGCATTTCTAACTCCGGGAAATGCCGCGTGAGCGTTGAAAAGGTGACTAAATGATCGACGTGAAGAGGCTGCGGGAATTGGCGCAGGCCGCACTGTGGACCGGCAACTGGTACGACGCCGGATGCAATACGCTGATGTGTACATACCCAGAGAACAGTGGCGACTTGTCTGGCGAAAGCGATGAAATCGCACATCCTTGCCCGCTAGGGTTGGTCGGATACATGGCGGCAGCCCAACCTAAGGCCATCCTCGCACTTTGCGACCGCCTAGAAGCAGCGGAGAAAGATGCGGAGAAAATCGAACAAGCCGCTCGCGAAGTTCTCAATTGGACTGAAGCGAAGCATCGTCCACCAAAAGCGGAAGTTGTGCCGACCGGAGAAATGGCGCTCGTACGCGTGCATGCGCTTGTCGAACTGCATGCCGCCCTCGCGCAACGACAAGGGGAAGACCATGACTAGCCGCCGCATCAACAGCGCAGCCGTGGTCGGCGTCCTCGCGAGCGGCACGCACACCGCGCGGCAGATCGCGACCGAACTCCAGACATCGACGGCCTTCGTGCAAGCCATCCTCGACACGCTGTTCTACGCCGGTCGCATCCGGATCGATCGGCGCGTGCGCACGGACACGGCGTACGAGGTGACGCCGGCTGCGATGCCGCGCGCGCCACTCGACACGCCGGCCGCCGGGCCGCGTCTCGCACCCAACCTGCAATCCACGCTCGCCGGCTACGATCGCGAGATCAGCCGCCGCGTCGAGCTCGCCATGACCACGAGGGGAAAATGACCGAAATCACCGAACTGGCTCAGGAAATTGCGGCGCGTCTGACGCCGCACGCGCTTTGGGATCTGGCCGAACTGGCGAAGTACCTGCACCGCAGCGAGCAGCACACGCGCCAGTGGATCATCACGCAGGAGGGCTTTCCGCGCCCGATCCGCATTCCGTCAGGTAAGAGCGCAACCGAGCGCGCCCGGCCGCTCTGGCGCGCGAAGGACGTGATCGCGTGGGCCGAGTCTCACGTCGAAGCCTGATGGAGCTTGTCGGCAAGATCAGCGGCATGCGGCGCGTAGTACACGGCCTGCAGGATGCGCAAGTCGCGATGGCCGCTGATCTTCGCCAGCTCCATCACATTGAAGATTTTCGACAGCCGCGTGAGCGCCTCTCGGCGCGCGTCGTGGAAATGCAGGTCGCGCAGGGCCGCGGCCGTCTTCGCCTTTCGAAATAGAGCGTCGCGCGACTGCGCGTCGACGCCGAACACGTTCCCATCGAATTCCTTCTTCAGCGGATCGAGCTGCTTGAGAACCGCGAGCGCGCGCGGCGACAGCGGCACATCGCGGGCCACGCCGGTTTTCGTGCGTGGCAAGTGCACATAGCGTTTCTTCAGGTCGACCTCATCCCACGTCATTCCCTCGATCTCGCCGGCGCGCATCGCCGTTTCGATCGCGAATACAAGCATCGCGCCGATGCGCGCCGACTTTGTGACCGGCGTCTCGTCCGCACGGTAGCCGAGGCGCTCGAGCAGCAATTCGACCTCTTCATCGGTAATGCGCCGCTTGCGCGGCTCCGGCTCGGTCGGTCGGCGCATTCCAGTCAGCGGGCTTTCGGTGATCCACTTCCACTCATCACGCGCGGTCGTGAACACGTGCGACAACAAGTTGATCTCGCGCAGTACCGTCGCCGTTCCGACCTTGCCTCGGCCGGACTTTTCGTCGCCATCCAGACGCGCGTCTCGCCACCGCCCCATGTGCTCGGCCGTCACATCGGCGAGCGGCATCGCGGCAAGCTCCGGGAAATCACGGACGAATGCTGCGAAGCGGATCGCTTCCCATCGCGCGGTGCGCTTCGTCGGGCTGACGCGTTTCTCGTACTCGCGCAGAGCATCTGCAAGCGTATGTTTCGTGCCCGGTGTCAGCTTGCCGACATTGATCTCGTGCTCGATCCGTGTAGCCCATGCGACAGCATCTGCCTTGCTCGCGAACGTCTCGGACATGCTGACGCCCTTGCGGCGTACCTGCGCGCGCCATACGCCACCGCGCTTCGTGTATGTCGCCAT